TACCGCCGTCCTTCAAAGGACTTTTTACCTACGTCATAGCTACTGAGACTTTCCATGTCCCAGTGATCCCCCAGATGAATGATAACGTCAGGCTTTGTTGCGGCTGCATACTTACCGGCCCAGTACAAGTGATCAACACTGTTACCGGGCTTGACTTGCGTGTCAGGTATTACTAGGTGTCTCGTCATTGTTTTTTACTCCATCCAGCAGGACAGGTTTCAGCAGTGTACCATGTGAATCCCTGTTTTTCTGCCCATTCTTGCATGGTGTATCTAGTCCCGTCACCTCTACGTCTTGCTCCGGGCATGGCAGTTCTGGGGTTTTGGAAGACGAAAACCAGCTCCTCCTTCTCCCCAAGACCGTTGCTGATGTCAACATACTTCCTCGCTTCCGCACGATCTCTGAATCTCCCTTTAGCCTCAATATATATAGTGTAATCACCACTGTAATATACAAAGTCAGGCTCATACGTTTTAACTTGGGTGTATGTTAACTTTCCTACATGGTACTCGCAGCGTTTAAATCTCTGATGAAGATCAAACTCAAACCAACTGTCATATCCTTTTGGGATGTTACGTTTCGTTCTCTTCACTTGGTCTTTCCCATAGTTGATTAGGTTCACGACGTAACCAGAGAAGCCTAGCGTTCTCAATGACACGCTCTTCAGACTCTAACAACTCAACACACTTGTTGAACATCTCTATCTCTGATAGTCCTTCAAGGAGCCTCTGAGACTTCTTATCACCTATACCATACACACCGACAATGTTATCAGCTTTGTCACCCATGATGATCTGACGATAGAAGAACAACAGACCTTCCTCTTCGTTAACAGAAGTAAGTTCACGCTTGTTGAAGTTGTAGTGTCTGCACGGTACTTGCTGGAAGTCCTTATCAAGACTAACAATGATGCTGTCAGGGGTAGCGGTAGCGTCGATAGCAATCAAGTCATCAGCTTCCTCATCCTCTGTAACAACAGCATTCCATTCTTCGATCAGGTATTCACGTATTGCTTGCAAGTGTGCAGGCTTTTCTTTGTCCTTACGATTACCCTTGTAAGGCGCAGTAACAGCTATGTCGTTACGAAAGTTACCCTTACCTGTCAGGTAGACACGGTAGTCTGGTTCGCCATCTATCATAGTGTATAGATCACTGACCAGATCAGACAAGAAACTGCCCGTAGTATAACAGGCAGTCTTGACTGACTCATCATTGCACTTGAAAGCACAACGATAAGCTACGATGTCACCGTCAATCAGGATCACAACGCTTCCGCTTCAGATACTGTGTTGTCAGCGTACTCGATCAGGTTAGTAACCTTCATCTTGATCATAGATGGTGAACGTCCTGTACCAACAGACCAGTCATAGTAACCGACAACAGCGATAGCTTCAGATCCGTTAGCGATCAGTACATCTTCAGGTATCTCAACACCGTCAGCATCAGTCAACCGCATAGGATTGTTAGACTTCATGGTGATAAAGAAACCACGGTCGTCACCTTTGTTGCTTGGTGCAATGCCCATCTCTTCGATGGCCTCAACAGCTTTCTCACTGAGGTTACCAAGCTGTACCTGATACTTGTTGCTGTACTTGTTGAGCTTGTTACGCTCACACCAGTAGACGGTACCGCGTACAGTGATGGGTGGTAGTTTGTTTGCAGACATAAGTTTCTCCTTAATGTGTCTCTGCCCAATTGTTACCTACTCTATACTCGCCGTCTAAGGGACACCGTAGGCTGAGTGTCTCACCGGCGATTCTGATTGAACGTACACCGATACGTCCGACTGTGTCAGCGTAGTGGGCAGGTGTTTCTATCTGCCATTCATCGTGTACGTTTGCTACAAATCTATGTGGTATGTTACGTAGTTTATCTGACAAGTGTACCAAAGCTTGCTTCATAACAATAGCCCCAGCACCTTGTAAAAGTGTATTCAATGCTGCGTGTTCTGATCTGACTCTGAGCTTTCGTCCATCAAGGCCAACAAGGACGCCTGATACAGCCTGTCTGTGTATATCTCCTCTAACTCTTTCAAGAGACGGCGTGTTAGATAGAAATGTTTCCTTAAGTCTTCTTCCAGTAACGCTATTTCCTCCAACGATAGCTCCGATCTTAGCATCTCCGGCTCCATACAGAAACGCATAAATGAATGTCTTCGCAAGAGGTCTCGTCTCAAGTCCAGCTGCTCGTTGATTAGCCGTATGAATATCGCCATTGAGGATTTCATTAGTATAGTTCTCGTCGTCCATGTAGTGAGCCAACATACGTAGCTCTAAACCGCTGGCGTCGATGCCAACTAACTTGTTACCTTCATCAACAGTCCAACATGATCGGCACTCAGTACCGAACGGTGCAGATACTGCTGGTACCTGAGCCATGTTAGGTGATAGGTGTGTCATACGTCCTGTCACTGCTCCGTTGGTGATGACTCTGCCATGTACTCTACCATCATCCTTGACAGCTTTCAACCATGAATCTATCTGAGCTACTCGCTTTTGCAACATCATATAACGTGCAACAGCTTTGGCTTCGGGAAGATTTATACCGTCAAGTACCTTCTCGTCAACGATGATGTTACCCTTCTCAGTCTTCTTGTCAAACTTAACACCAAGACCTTGCAGTCGCTCTGCAATTTGCTTACGTGAGCCGGGGTTAAAGATTGTCACCTTATCCTTCAGTCGCTTACCTGTCTTCTCAGATATACGTTCTTCAACGATAGGCGGGAAGATAGCCTGTAGCTCTGCTTCGATGTTATTCATCTCGAACATGAGATCCATCATCAACTTCTCTGCAAAGGGTACGTCAAGCTTGAAACCGTTCTGTTGTTGCTCATTAACGATCCAGCCTACACGATGCTCTAGATCAATGGACTGCTCTGAGAAACCTTCCTTGCGTAGCTGTAATTCAAGCCACTGATGCACACGCTCAGTCAACTCAACATCAGCTATACAATACTCGATCATCTCGTCACTCAGCCCCCCGTCGTAGTCTGTGAAGTCGAGCTTTCCTGTACCGCCAAGTACGCTGCCCCAGTTACGGAGCGAATGACCTCCCTCTGCTGGTGGGTTATAGAGTCTTGAGAGGTAGAGTGTATCAACGACACTGCTAATATCAACATGTACACCCCAAACACGGTCAAGCACACCAACATCGAATCCGATGAGATTATGCCCCACAACTTTTTCAGCTTCATACAAAGTCCTCTGCAAAGTCTCTGGTGTCGTATGTACTTGGATGTTGTTCTTCACCTTCGTAACGGCACACCAGATCGTTGAGTGATCCAAGCTTGTTTCGATGTCCAAGTAACATATATTCATGGTAACGCTCATTCAAATCTTCTAGGTCAGTGTCGTGGTTAAACTTCTGATAAGTCTCCGTCAACTGTTCCTGTTCCAATATCCAATTCCCAATCTTGCTCACGGTAAAACATCTCCTCTATGTCTGCGAGTGTTCGTAGATCTGCTCTGTCGATTACGTCACTGTCATCAAGACTAACAGCTGCACATCGGTTGCACAAGTCTACAAACTCTTGGCTAACAGCGAATCGTCTTGTTGCTTCGTAGTCTGTTAGCTCTACGTCACACGCTATACATCTCACAACATTGTTTCCTTTTTAAATTCTTCTAAAGACAACAACTGATCTTGCTCTAAAGCGTGAAGCTCACCCCATCCCAAGTTAGTTATTGTTTCTTTAGTCAATAGCTTTTCTTTTTTACAGAAACCACCTAAAGAATACTCTGGAAACGTACCTAACATCAACATATAATAATCACATGCTTTATCTTTTTTGTGTAAAGCAGCGATTAGTTTACCTGTTCTATACTTGGTGGCTTTAACATCTACGGTGTACTTACCCACGATTAAATCATGTGTAGGTATTTCTTCAATCTGTATATCAGGCCAGACATTTAGAAGTTTTGCTGCCGCCATTTCTGAAGCCACTCCTTCCAGATCTGTATCGTAGTTTGATTGCGGACCTTTCTTGTTATCTGTTATGCCTTTCTTGCGAGCATTGTTGTATCGCTCTTTAGCAATGTATTCACATACTTTCTGTTCAGTTTCTCCCAAGCACATCTTCATAACGGTTTCTCCTCAACTTCATCACGCTGTGTTAGTCGTCCAGTAGCTTCGTTGTAGAACACCTCACACGCTTTGCCTGTCTTGCCAGTGTATCGGTTCTTCAACACACGCAGCACGGTCGTGTTTCTGACAACAGCGTCGTCACTCTGACTGTTACGTTCAGCACCAATGACCGCATCAGAGAGCTGTGCAATCGACGCAGAGCCACGTAACATACCAAGGCTAGTGACAGCACCGTCCTCCAATTGCTTCCCTTCAGGGCGTCGTAGGTGGCTCACAAGGAACATACAAATACCCATCTCCTGTACGAACGTCCTCAGTTTAGTCATGATCATGTCCAAGGCACGTCGTTCATCACCGTTGCTCTGGTCAGACACCAAGATAGAGACGTGATCGAGTACGATGTACCTTACTCCCAAGACCTTGACGAAGTATCTCATACGGCCCAGTACGTTTTCTATCTCGTTACTACCGAAGTGTTCCCATAGATAGACACGGTTCTCATAGTCCATCGTATCGTACACAAGGTCGATGTCCTGATCGTCATACTCACAGTCAGGTAGGTGGATAGGCTTGTTCAGTTCAAGACCAACAAGGCCACGCATGGTACGCTCAGGCGTCTCTTCAAGAAACATCAGACCAAGGTTATCCTCTGACTGTGCCATGATGGAGCTGACTATCTCACGTAGTAGAGTAGACTTACCCAGTCCAGAGCCTGCACAAATAGTAACCAACTCAGCTGTGCGTATACCGTAAAGGTGTTTATTCAGTCCCTCAAATGGGTACTGTACCTTCGCCTTAGTCAGTGGCTTCTTAATCAGATCACGTAGCTCACCAGCACCAACGATACCTTCAGGTGTGTAAGGCTGGGCAGACCAGAACACTTTGGTGTACATCTCCGCCTGATTGTTAACAAGATAATCACACGCATCCTTGTAGCCGTTGACGTGCTTAACAATCCTTGCCTTGTTACCGAACAGATCAGCACACTCCTTCGCTGCCTTCTGTCCCGGCTCGTCAGCATCGAAACAAATAACAATGTTCTCGAAGCTGTTCAGCCAATCATAAAAAAGGCGACAGTCCTTTGCCGCCGACGTTGCACCGTTACGGACACTGACAACGGGATACTTACTACCTGTCATTTGGTGAGCCGCTAACGCATCATACTCACCTTCAACGATAGTCACATACTTACCACCTTCAGGGAACAAGTGTTGACCATACATTCCTGCGTTCTTCCAATCCCCAACGATACTGAACCGCTTGTCAGGGTTACGAACCTTGGCAGCTATCGGCTTTGTTGGATCGTCAGGGTTGTAGTAACCGAATGTTGTAACGTCACCCTGCTTGAGTGCTACGTACTTCTTCGCCGTCGTTCCTGTAATGAGACGGTCAGTAATCGTACGATACTCCGCTGTGATTAACCGATGTTCTGTCTGACTGAACGATGGCTTTGGCGCATCGCTGATAGATCCTAGCTCTCTCACGTTATCCCTCGTTGCGGCTTTGGTGTACTTGCTACAGTTAAAACAATAACTAGAGCCGTCCTCGTTGTACGATAACGCATCACTGCTACCGCAATCTGAACACGGCTGGTGCGTCTCAGTGAATGCCATAACGTCCAGCTCCCATGTCAGTGTACAGCTCGTCTACTTCATCGTCGTCCATTGCTTCTAACAAGTCAGTAAAGAAACCACCTGCAATATTCATAGCTTCAATGAGCGTCAACGTCTCAAGCTGTCGTTCAACAAGCTCACTTACTTTCTGTTCTTTAGAGATACTCATAGGTTAAATACCTTATAAGATAATATTTTTAAATTAAACTTTTCTGCTTTCTGCAGAGAGTCTAACACGAAGTTAAACCATCCTGTCAATAACTTTTTCAAACCAGTCAATCAAACCTTCCGGCGTATACTCGCGTTGCTTTTGCGTACAACGCGTTGTCCCTGCTACGTTACCTGTAATACTTCGTCGCTTGCCTTTCTCACAGTAATGTGTCGTGCTATCTTTAGGCGGTAACGGTGGAAGATCTTCAGGCGCTACACCTACGATGTATAGTTTTGTTTTCTTATGTGCCACATGACCAAAATCATACTGGTCAATCTCGATAACAAAACCACCGTAAAAATCTGTCTCGCCTATTGCTGGTAGGTGTTTGAATATCTTTGAACCTGCTGGATGTTCAAGTATGCCTCCAACGTGTCTTATCTTGTCAACAGACCAAGGTGCTAATGCTTTTTCTTTCGCTATTTGATCCGCTGTCATCCTCCCCGATCTTCCTGCCATGTGAGACAGTCTCCCCCAAAACCTGCAAGGCGGATGACACACGATAGGACCAGCGCCGTCATACGTTAGGGCGTTGCGATCTGCGTCGTAAACATCCCAGTGCTGCCGAAGCTTGTAATCTGAGTCGCGTCTACAAAATAACGCTGTATATTTCATGGTGTGTTCCTCTAAAGTTCTTCGTCAATAATATGTTCAACAATTTTATCGTAGACGTGTTGATCGATCATCTCAACCAGCTCGACACCATGCCACTTGACAGAGTCGAGAACGATCAATCCATCCTCGCTGGTAAACTCTACGGTAATGTCAACCAGTATTTCTACGTCAAATAGATTACATTCACCCCTCATAAAACCTCCGTTGTATGCTTGACAATTCGATAACGTTTACCATTGTCCCGCTTTGTTTGCACGTAATACTTCGCTTCGCCTACGTCGTCCGTTGTAAAGACCTGCGACCAAACATCGTCGTATAACTCAACTACATATGTTGTATTAACACCAATCATGTCTCTCTCCTAAATCATGTTCACATATTCATCATTGATAATTGTCTGCACATGGATGTACCCTTCAGGCCAATACGTGTAGGATTCCTTGAGTGCCTTCGCTGTTCTATGTACCGCCGCCTCGAAGTGTTCAAACATTCCTAGCTCTTCTTTGTAATACCAGAAGGGTATGCGTAACACTGGCTCCGCTGGTCCGTTGTATTCGTAGTACACGATTATCTCTGCGTCGTTACCAACGGGTCCATCGTTGCCAAACATCTTTGTGTGGTCGTTCTCTGGTTGTTTCATGTCTCACTCCTTCGCGTCTATGAAACGCTGTAGCTTTCCCATCTCTTTAAGTTTCTTCAATGCGTCCCGCTCAATTTTCTGCACGGTTATGCGGTGTAGTCCTAACGCCTTCGCTACTTCTTCCTGCGTCATGTGATAATCTGCTGGGCTACCGTGGTACTTCCGTTTGTCTGTCATCTATGCCTCAAGTGTTGCCTGTCCTGTCACTTCGATATGTAACCATCCTATCCATGCAATGTAACTAGCTCCGCTGTACTCGTCTGCCGGTACGTATGCCGTGGACAATCTAAAGGTACCAGTGAAGTACAAGTCGATCAAGTGTCTGTCCGTCTCGATAACTAGTCCGTTATTGCCAAAGTCTGTCACGTATTTGTAGTACCGTTTAGCCGTTGTGATCTTCATCGAAGCAACCTCCCTTGTCTGTTTAATTCTTTCATGCGCTTTTTGTAACGTGCGTTGCGCTTGCGTCGTCGTCGGTTGCGTGGGTCTGTCCAGCTCTCATAGAGGTAACAAAGGCCAGCCCATACCGGCACAAAGCTAAACAAAATTGCAATGTCAAGTAGTGTTGGGTTCATGCTGCTGTTTCCTCTTGCGTGTATCTGTGAAAGTTAGTCATCGCTTGTATTGCGTCGTATGCTTCGCGCTTCGTTGATGTGTACGCCAGCACTCGAATGCCTCCGCCTTCTGTAACAAGCTGCACAACTTGGTTGCCGTACGTTCTGATACAACCAAGCTCTCCGTCTCTCTTTCCTATACAATCGTTTAGATAATCTAACGCACATTCAATGTGTTTGTTGTTTACTCTGTAGCTCATGCCGTCACCTCTTTTTTGATTATGTTGATTATGTTGTTTATCACATCTTGATCAATATTAAAATGCTCAGTGTTGTAGTAATAACCGCTACTCATAGGTTTAAAAATAGCCATATCAATGAACCAATCAAGAACATGTTCAGCGTACTTTCCAGCGTTGTATTCGTCTTGTAAGTGTTTAACTGCTTTTGCTCGTATGTCTTCCATTGTGAATGTCTCCGTTGTTTACCCAGACGCCTCTCGGCGTTTCGCTTGAATCTCACAAGCTCGTCAGTGGGTTTATTTGTTTCGATAGCTTTCTACGTGTTGTTTGAATTGTTCGTCGTTCATAAATCCAGTGATTGTTAATATGTCAATGTGTGTCATTCTGTTTTGAATCTGAACCAATTCTTTCCAAAGTGCTGTTTCGTATCTGCTCATTGTTGTTTCTCCGTTGTGTTTGTTGATGTGTACAGATTAGGTGAGAGGTTTTGATAAGTCCAATATTAATTATGAATACTGAAATGCAAAACCATTCACGGAATGAATGCTGCACTGATCTGAGGTGTGTTATGCATAAGTACAGTCTAGTCTAGGCAGTGTCTATAGGGTCCCACCTAGACCCTCACACCTCACCTTTTGAGATCTACATTGCAATCTGCGTTGCATTCTGAGTTGCATTTTGCAAATGACTGCAAAGATCTGGGGCGGGGGAGGGGAGATGACGACGCATCAACGTGCATGTCCTTCCTAGATACAAAAAAGAGCAAAATTGAACCTTAAAAAAGCCCCTAGTTGTCTAACAAGAAACAATATATAAATCAGGGGTTTATGCAGTTCAGAATCTGGACCGTGCTGGTACAGTTTAAAGGACAATACAGACTTACGTTAAAATAATGCTTGACATTTGTCTAAAAGTATGATACAATAAGATGTATAGTATAGAAAATACTCTTTAAAGACTCTTTACCGCGCCGTGTAAGATAAAGTTTATAAGATAATTATTTAATATATAACTTATAAGGCATACAAGAATCTTATAAGAGTCTTATAAGAGGGTTTGTATGACTGACAACACTGTTCCTACTAAACGGAAGCGTGGAAGACCACGTAAAAGTGATGTTTCTTCTGTTAAAAAAGGAAGTCGCAACGCAGTTGGTCGCCCAAAGGGTGACGCAGCAATCATCAACGAATACAAAGCAAGGATGTTAGCGTCTCCAAAGTCCCGAAAGGTACTTGATACTATCTTTGACGCTGCTCTTGACCATGATCATAAGAATCAAGCAGCGGCTTGGAAGCTTGTAATGGATCGTATACTGCCCGTTGCAGCGTTTGAGAAAGATATTGTTAAGGATGGTGGTCGTAATGCCATTCAGATTAACATTAGCGGTGTTGGTACAGTAGATGTTGGTGAGCCTACCACGATAGAGGGTGAGGTTGTTGAGCCTTCGCTAGGAGAAGCAAATGAGTCTTAAGCATTTTACACGCGAAGAGTTTGACTGTCA